CCTTACCTTTGCGCGAATTCTTAACAGGGCGTGACGAGTCCGCTCCCATACGTGTTGCTTTGTTGCCGTATTTAACGAGTAAACCGTAGAGTTTTCCTCTAAGGCCCAGGTTGTAAGTGTTGTCGTAAAATTTATTATCAGCAGCTACACGGTCCATGACATTGGATGACTCCGAATACTCAGCGTCGTGCTCTTGGCACGCCGCGTCTAATGCAGACACAGGTTTCGTAGAGCCCCGGACGCTGCTTTGAATGCGTCCATCAGACCAGTACATTCCACAATAATTAGTTGTAAAATCCATTAAAGAGAGAAAGAAGAAAAAGAGAAATTTTTATTTTATTATCCGCCAGGATGACCTTTTTACAGGTCTTTGTCAGTGAACACGTCTAACAGCTCGTAATCAACGCAAGCTGTTAAACATTTGGACAAAACTGACAACAATTGTTGTTCAGCTTCATGGGCTCCAATACCATACCTAGCAAAAAAGAATTCGCTGGTGTCCGTGTTGGACTTGTGATTCGCCGTGGCCATGCTTTTATACATGGCTCTGTCGTCGACGAAAGTGTTCTTTGCCACACTTTTCAACAAGCCCAATTGATGTCTCGCGTACGCTCCCAAGACGGGTACAAAACCCGCCTCGATGCGTAAACCGAGGAGCATCCCCTTCACATCGCCTTCATCCAATTTCCGCATCGAGAACCCGATCTTAGGCAACCTCTTGCCTATCTTAGGTCCCAATACGTATCCGCCCTCAACGGGCCAGAACAATGAAGAACAATATTCCACGTCATACCATTCATGAGAAACTTGGACTTTCGTTTCGAAGCCCAATGTCTTATTGAATAGCATGAGGTGGTCTTTCAACGCCTTGACTTTTGCATCAGCCAAGTGGCCACGGATGACGATCAAACTATCGTCACCGTGGACAAGCATCTTGAACTCACGTACACCAAACAGATTCAAAGCTCTCTCAGCTTTGACTCCGTTGATGTAAGTATTGCTCACCGAAGTAGTAG